GGGCAGTAGATGACCCTGTCTCAATATAAAAGCCGTGGTGGCGCTGTCCTGATTTTCCGATCTTCATTCCAACTGCAATTACCAATCCGTCTCCTGTCCCCGGTCCCCGGTCTTTATTAACCGCATGGGTCAAAATATACTTCGACAGATACCGTCTGTAATTTCGATCACGACCCGTGTCCGGCGTCTTGATCGCATCCAGCCGCCGCCTGGCATCATCCTCAACAAACTTACCGACTGCCGGCGCATGATCCATCAACCGCGCCTCCACCGCTGCCTTGATCTTCTCCGGATCCCATTTACTAAAACTCACATCAGCCACGAGGAGCACTTCCTTTGTGCGACGAAGCCCCTGAAGCGTAGCGGAACGGGGTATCCGTCCCCGGTCTCAAGCAGGAGTGCTTCAAAGCACCCTGCGCAGTGCCAGGTTCATGAGAACCTGGCCCCCTTTTTAGCTTTGAGCTATCAGCTATTGGCTTCACTTTGTCTCAAGCTGGAGTGCCCTCATGGCACATCAGCGCAGTGCAGACATCAAGAGATGTCTGCCAATCATGTCGATTCTTCACTTTGTCTCTCCAAACAATCCACTTCCAAATGATGCCCGGCTTCCGACGGTTCACGCACGCCCAGCACCTCCACCACCAGGTCGCCGACCGTCACACGGTCCCCCCTGGCAATATCCTCATCTCCGGCAACATACAGCACATGCGAAATATCCCGTCCCTCCTGGGCAGCCACCTCCTTCTCACGGCTCGATGCTGGCCTGATCCTGCCTTCAACCGCCGCATCCAGCGTCGAATACCCGATCGTGAACCCGCCAACACTGTCGCTCGTGCGCGTCCGCCGCTCGATCATGAAAATGTTATTGAACAATGAAGTAATGCTCATCTTTTATCTTTTCCTATCAACTATGAGCTATCAGCCACCGTCTTCCGTCTCCAGTCTTCCGTCCCCAGTCTCAAGCTGAGCGGCATCAGGCCCCTTCAGCGAACATAGCCCTCTTCTCGAGGGGTGCCAAGCGCCACGAGGCGCTGGCCCTATTCACTCGCCCTCACAATATCCGCTGTGATGTTGAAAACACCGATATAATGCTCAGACACCGCACCGTCATCATTGACCGACTGGAGTCCCCACTCTCGCTCCTTCGCTGCCAGCTGTGCTGAAATCGAAGGATCCACTTCTACCCTGGCCTTATTTGTTGCATCGGTATAAACCAGGCTAGCAAGCTCTCGATCATCAGGATCAGTGATTGCCACACCATTCAATACCAGCAAGCCATCCACACTGTCCATAAACAACAGCGCTTCCTCATCCGTGTCTCCGGAATTCTTTTTGATCGCAAACTGCTGCTTGTGTGTATAGAGCGTCACATTAGGAATATCAAAACCCCAGCTGTTTCCGCGTACCTGTGTAATGCTGCTGCCGCTCACACTTTCAGAAATTTCAGTCGCCGTCATCGTCAATGTCCGTGATACGTATCCCCATATTGTTTCAGCACTTTCACCTGAACCCGCATCAATCGCATCAATTGCGTCTGCCAGCGCTTTCAATGTTTCAGTTGTCCACCCGGCTCCCTTCATCGCCGTCAAAGTCGCTTCCAATGCCAGTGTAGACACATCCGCCTTATACTGATCAGGATTGTCTAGATCAGCCTGCATAGCACCAAGCTGTGTATCGACATTTGCGCTCGCCAGTCCGATCGCTGTCCGGATCCCTGCAGCATCTAACGGACTGATTGCATCAAGTACTGTTTTGATTGCCACTAGTGTTTCGTCAGACCATTCACCACCCTTGATAGCTGTTAATGTTGCTTCAAGTGCCAGTGCAGATACGTCTGCTTTAAAGTTGGCTGGTGTGCCTAAGATGGTTTCAATATCATCAACGTTACCGTCTACAATCGCTAAATCATGCACAATCTTATCCTGCATCACACACACATCTGCAAAATCAGTCTGGTCATCTACATGAGGAACAACTCTAAAAATCACATCTTCAAGATCATCCTGAGTAACCGAAGCCTTATATACCCCCGTTGCGATATTGGTTAGCGAAGGAGACGAAATGCTATTACCAGCCAGATCATAAGCTGTGATCGTGGCAGTGTTGGTCAGGTTCGCAAAGCGCCCGTCCGAATCTTGATATTGAATTATTGCCGTATACGTATATGACATTCACACCTCCTATTGTCCCAAAAGTTCTTGTATCTCAGCTTCTTTCGCATCTGTATAATCCGCAATCTCTTTGCGGATTTCTGCAATCCGATTATCTCTGCTCACTGCCTCTGTATTGACCTTGATTTCAGCCAGCGATGCCCTGAAAGCTTCAACATCCGTTCCAAAAACGTCAAGAATAACCCCACCGATAACTTCTAATTGTGCTAATGTTGCTTTTGTTAATTCTGTCATTTTATTTGTCTCCTGTAAATAGTTTATAATGCGTTCATTGCGGTTGTGAGTTCTGCCACGTAAGCCGAAATATCAATGTCGTAAATTGCATTGGCTATTAAATCACCTTCAAAATAATCGACGCCGAGATCATAAATTCTCGCTCCTAGATAAATCGTCATTATAATGTTTGTCCAAGAGCCGGATAAAACCGTGTCCTGAATGCCGTCAAGGTATCCCTTTGTTGGGGTAAGAGCCATAACTCCAGAACTAAGATTGCCAGCAACAATGCCGTAGCCGTCGCCAAAACCATATATACGCCTATCATCAGACCCATCTGCTGGGCGTAAATAAAATCGGTTATTTACAACAGAATCCTGTACCCCAATCATGTCATTTCTCTTTTTGACTGCGCTCACATTTGCAAACCTTGCAATCATACTCCAGCCATCCGCCGGAACTATCCCTGTATCCAAATACTCGCTGTTTGTCGAATCAAATGTCCAGCCCGTTACGGCACTCCAATCAGGAGCAGTACCCTCATAAGCATCATACGTTCCTGGATTAGCGAGATTTACTTTTGAGGTTGCATAATCTGCAGCTCCAATTGGCTGGTATGCAGCAATACAATTAGCGGCATTAATACCACCAGCTAACCACCAATCAATTGCAGTTTTCTTATACTGGCTTATCCTGCCAACAATATTATTCGTGCGATTTAGTCTATAAACGCCGCTCATATCAGTCTCAAAATCCATTCACATTCCGTATTTCGCCTCTTATCATTGCTCATCTTCCGTCTCAAGCCGAGGGGAGTCAGTCCCCATCGGCGCAGTGCCAAGCGCCGGGTGGCGCTGGCCCGGTCCTTCGTCCCCGGTCACAGACGCACATACCGATACCTATCTAATATATCCTTCTCTGACATCAACAGCACCCGGGCCGCGCTGGCGCCCATCACACCCTCGCCAACACCACCGCCATGCTCGGATCCATAAGCGACAGAATAATCACCCAGGCTCATGCTGGCGATTCCCGTGATTCCATCATGCTCTTTCGCTCGCAGCCCCGCCTGGTACACCCTGGCCGCTGACCGGGTAGCAACATCCTGGATATCATCCGGAATAATTGCATGACCGTGCGTGTAAGTGATCGTGATTTTCTGTACGCCGCTGTACCAGTCCTGCCCGATACGATATAGGATCCCATGCTGACCCAGGATGTAATCATCAGTGACCGTCAGTGTTTCATCGTTCTCGACCACACTTGCTACCGAAATGACGGGTAGCTCAGGCAAGAAGATCATATCTCCGCCATCGCAATCCAGCGTGATCGCTTCATCCGCAACTTGCTCGATCTCCTGCTGGCAATAATTCTTGATCGCCTCCATCACAGCACTGATCGCCCGTTCACACGACGCCACATTATCCTCATCGTCCTGAATGGATAAGTTTAAAAACTGTTCAATATTTTCAACAGTACAAAAATCAGCCACGAGGTTCACCTCCTTTGTGAACCGAAGCCCCCAAAGCTCGCTCTAGCGAGCAGAGTGGGGTAAGCACCTCAAGCTGAAGCGGTATCAAACCGCCTCAGCGCAGTGCCGACATTATGGAATGTCGGCTTTTTGTCATTGCGAGGAACGAAGCAATCTCTCATTTATTGCTGTTCTCTCCACTTCTCAACTGCTTTCCTTGCAGATCCCGGCAAGAATCCCACATCAGCAGCCTTCAACGCCTCAAACGTGTGGATCCCGTGATCATGCAGCTTCCTGTTCGTTGCCTTCCCGATCCCATCAATCTCAGTGAAGTTGGCCATCTTGTCATTGCGAGGGAGCGAAGCGGTCGACTGCGAAGCGTCCTGTAAGGAAGCAATCTCTTCTTTGCTATCAGCTTTGAGCTTTGAGCTTTGAGCTTTATCTTCACCCGGCACCCGCATTTTATTCCCCTCCGGCGCTCTCCCCTTTGAGCTTTCCGCCTCAAGCTGAGGGGTGCCAGACCGCTTGGGCGGTCGGCGCTCAAACTCATATTCCAATCCCAGCTCCTCAGCATCCTTCAGCCGCATCTTCACATACTGACCCCGGCCTTTAAGCACCTTCACCAATGGATTATCATTCGTCATTTCTATTTCCTTTCTCTCATGCGT